AGTTAGCTTTTCAATATCGTCTACAGAAAAATGACCACTACCCATAGAACGACCTACAATACCAGTAACAAAAATATCTAATCTTTGTGTATTATTTTTATTAAAGTTATTAGTTGGTGTTTGGTTAATAGGCTCACTATGAGCTGTGGCAACTTTTACATCTTTTATATTCGTGTATTGATTGCCATTAGCTGAAGTCTTGGTATTAATGATTGTGTATTCAATGGCATCACCAGACTGTGGCAAAGGGTTTAAAACCATACCTCTATAATATAATCGCCTGCCATCAATTAAATTTATAGAGTAATTAGGCACTCCATCTTTACTATTATCGTAAATTTTATCTATTATATTTGACATTTTATTCTCCAATTTATTATTTATTTAATACGTTATAACCTCGACCCTCTAGGCAATTATTAATTAAATTCTGCCTAGTTTGTGCTTTAGGACTTAGCCATAACACTTTGAAACGTAACATATTATATACTATTTTGCCTTGCTCTAAAAGAAAATTTGTTTCTTCTTCTACAAGACTTTTGCAAGTAAATAAATCGTCGTGATATCGGTTCATATCTCCTTTCAAATTTGCCGATGATTTCCCTCTACTATCAACAATAGGTGTTGTAGAGCAACTGCTTAAAACCAATACAACAATTAATGGTAAATACTTATTCATTATTTTCTCTATTAATTTTTTCTAATACTAATTTGTTAAGGTTGTATCTGACTGAATAATAAAGATTAAGTTCTGCTTTATCTCCATTCTTTTCTAACTCTTTTTTATTTAATTCTCTGGTTTCAACCACTAATTCATTATATTCTTTAACGACTCCATAATATTGAGCCACAGACATATTTAAAACTCTGGCTGTATATAATTCAGTATTGCCTATTTTAGTTGTTTCCATTCTCTTTCTCCAATTCTAATTTTAATTTTTTACCAAACTCAAATCCAAGTCTATAGTAGGCAGACGATTTTTTTATTGAGTCCATTTCATTATTAATAAAGGCATCTCTAACACCATCGGAATAGTGAAAGAGATAACCTCTACGTTTTTTTTCAGTTGGGTTAATCATTATTATTTTCCAACATAATTTTAACTTCTTCTTCTGTAGGCACACCTACTAACTTAGCAATATCATCAAGTGTTTTTTGACCACTTGAAGACATACGATTAACTTCAAAATATAAATCTGTTACTTTTTCTTTTAATATTTCAAGGTCTTTAATTGCTTGTTCTATTGTTGAATCGCCAATTGCCATTTTTACCTCCTATAAAACTATTAATAAAAAATATACAAATGCTGATAACATTAATATAAATGTTGTTTCTAAAATATAAACGCCATAATTTTTAATAAAATTAATCATTATTTTGCTCCCTTTTTATGTGATACTTCATCATTTTCAATTAGACCTTTAATTCTCAAACAAGCTACACCAATAGCTTTTAATTCATTATCTAATTCAAAATTTTTAAGAAGTGGGTAATGCATATCATAAATTATTTTTTCAATTTCAGTAATTTGATAATGCATATCTATATTTTGTTTTGTGTTTGTCATAATTAACCCTCTATCGCAATAGAAACAGTTTCTGTAGTATGGGGAGGTTTTGATAACCCATAAAGAAGAACTTGAGAGTTTGGGTGTATCTCATTAATAATTTTAATATACCTATTGGCTTCTTCAATAGTTAAAAAATGAGTTTTATCATAAGCACCACGACCTTTGAATTCGGTAACACAATATGATGTTATATGTTCTTTAAGGTAATCATCATATTCGTTTGAGTTAGTTATATCTGTCATTATTATCTCCAATTTATTATTATTATTTATTTAATTAAACCTAGATTATATTGTAGGTTTATAGAAGTAAACCTTTATTTTAATTATTTTCAAAAAAAAGAAAAAAGATGCCTAAGCACCCTTTTCCTCTAGTTGTGATTTATGAAATACTGGGAATAATCTGCCAGATTGTTTTACTTCCCATTTGCCTTTATTAACCTCGACCTCTTCAAGCATAGGTCTAATTAGTTTAGCAATAGTTTTTGTGCCTTTAGGAATTTTATAACCTAGTTTCATAGCCTGATTAAAGGTTAAGAAACCACCTTTTAAACCAGTAGCTTCTAAAATCTCAATGTTTTTACCAGAATAAGGTTTTTTAGTTAGTTCATTATAGTACATTTGTTTTCTCCAATTATTATTTATAAACCTAGATTATATTGTAGGTTATTGAATGTAAACCATTATTTTATTTTTTTTTATTTAATTGCAGATTCAGAATTTATTTGCTAATAATCAAAAGGTTCTTTCCCTCAGCGAGAGCCAGTAGAAAGTATTATCTCGTTCTCCAATTGCGAGGTATAGTAGGGGGTGAATCTGGTAGGCATGAGGAACCCCCTATGACTAAAGAAGCAGATATACAAATAGCGTGTAATGACTATTTAACTTTTCTTTCAAATACATATACTTTTAGACACTTTCATGTTCCAAACGAAGGCAAAAGGTCTATTTATTATCATGCTAAAATGAAAAGAATGGGATTAAAGTCTGGTTGCCCTGATATTATTGTTGAATATCCTCAAGGAAAATTATTATATATAGAATTGAAAGCACCTAAAGGCAGACTTTCCCCTAATCAAAAATTGTGGGCTGTACAATCTAAAGTTTTAGGTACACCACATTTCATAGTTCAAGGGGGTTTAAATGAATGTATTGAGCAAGTTAGGAGGATAGTTGAAAAATACATTCCTATAAAATGCTAGTGTTTTTTTGGTTATTTTCTACCTTTTAACTTTAAAATCTTCTGTACAGCCCTTAAATCGCCTTTAAACGACGATTTATATCGTTTCCTACCTTTTCTTTTCCTCATAGGTCTTTTATCTATAAGTTCTGATAAAGTAGAAGTTGTTGTGAAACCACTCATTACTTCTTTTTCATTTTCTTTTTTTTCTTGGGTGGTCTACCAACTTTTTTTCCGTAAGTTCCTTTTCCTTTTGGCATAATTGCTCCTTTTCATTTAAACAATAAACACAATTAGATTTACATTTTCCTTGTATGCAGTCAATAAACTCTTTACCAAAATCATTTTCTAACATTTAATTTTTTTTATCACTTAATACTGCTTTTTTCCAAAAATAATTAGCAATATCGTTAAATACTTCATATAGCCACATATATACTTTTCTCATTATTGATATCCTTTTTTGGTTTTTGCTTTACAACGTACACATTCATGCCAAAATTCTGTCATTTTTCTAGTTTTATTTCCTTGAGTTCCATAAACAATTTTTTCTTTGAGAATCATTTGTTGATGTACACCAAATCTTGATGCACATTTTTTACAATATATTTTGTCAGATTTAAATTTTTTTCTTTGATTGATTTTTACACATTCAACATGTTTATAATAAAAATAATTACCTATTTTATTAAAAAATTTAGCTAATGTAAGCCAATGCCAAATCACTTTGTAATTCCTTTTTGTTTCTCATATGTCCTAAGTCCACCCAATCCGAGCATTCCCATTAAAACTGTCATTAAAGAACCCATATCAAAATTTGGCAATTCTGGTATTTCTACAGATAAATATGCACATATAAACATTGTAACTGGTGCTAATACAAAATGCCATGCTAAAGCTATTCCACAAGTCCAACCAATAAAAGGTCTCCAACCTGCAACAAATATTGATTTATGACTGGCTTCAGTTTTATTTATTTCTAGTTGCCCTTTAGCTAACTCTTGAGCGTGTTTCTCACTCATAGTGGCTATATCATGAGCCAACTTAGCCTTTTGGTCTTTATCCTCTATAAACTTATCTAAAAGCCCTGTAACTGGTCCTATTAAAGCTTGTAACATTATAAACTCTTTCTCATTTTTTCAATTAGACGATTTGCTCTGTTAGTGGTCTGATTATACCACCTGGAATCTTTCATTTGTACTATAGCTTCTTCAATGTTGTTTTCCTGTAAAGCCTGTTTAAATTTTTTAAATTTGTTTAATCTTGGCAAACCCATTTGAAAAGACATATGAATGACACATTCTTTAACATTATCGTCTATCTTCATATCTTTATAAAAAGTTTCAGCATCTTGAATAGAAACCCCTAAATCCAAAACAAATATTTCTTTTGCTCTTTCTTGTGTTATTGGCTTCATTAATTCATCTCTTTCATCATCACGAATTAAATGCCCACAACCTATTGTCCAATATCCTAAATGGTCTTGGTAAGGGTCAAGAACTAAACCACCCTCCTCACGAATTATATCGTTTTTTAATGTTTCTAAATCCATTGTTTGTTTCCTTTATTTCATTACCTCATTTAATCCAAAAACTTCTAAAATCATAAAAGTAAAAAATAATAGTAAAATTCCACCTGCAATTAATTTACCAGAAAAATTTGTAGAACCAATCTTTATTGCAACAAATTCATTTCCTAAAATTCTTAAAATTAATTCAAAACTATTATCACTTATTTTTAAATTTAATGGCTTTTTATCTTCTGTCATTTGGCTATACTCCTAAGACTTTCCATTACTTTATCAATATCTGGTTCATCGCCATTCGGATTGTAAATACATTTATATTGTTTGGGGCAGTTTTTTTCTATCATCATTTCAAAAGTTTTATTGCCACCTTGATATATACATGCTTGTTGACCAGTAATTTGAGACTTAACTCTTTTCTTTAATCTACAAGTTGTGTATTTCTTTTCTTGTATTTTACCCTGCCATATTTTTTGTTGTCTGGTGTAATCTTTACTTTTGTATTCGTATGCAAACGCTCTTACAGTTACAACCAATACAGCTAACATTAAGCCAACGCCAATAAACGTATAACCAACCCATTTTATAACCTCCATTATTTCTTCTTGTTGTTTTCTAGCTTGTATTCTTGCTTGTTTTTGTGCTTCTTTTGCTTTATTTATTCTATTGGCTCTTTCTGCGATTATTTCGTCCCATGTTGTTGGTCCAAATCGCATATTAATCATGAATTTTAATTCTTCTCGTTTTTCCTCAAGAAGTCTTCTATTAATAAAATCATCTGCTGACTTTTCTACTGAACCAAATTGTTCAGCAATAGACATGCCTTTTCCCTGCTTTTTATTCATTTGTTCTTCACCGAGAAAGAACCCATCAATTTGTTTGGCTATGCCTGATATATCTTGAACTGTATTGATATTGCTTTTAATAAACTCTACTGATTTTTGAACTAGAGCAATACCAGTAAGAATTTCTGCAACTACCATTCTACCTCACTAATAAACCTATAAGAAGTAACACTATCGCTGATATAGAAGAAATCATATAAACTTCTATTCTTTTAATTCTCAAAATACTTTCTTTGAATCTTTCTTCAGATACAGCTATGTGTTTTTCTAAAGTTACATGAATTTCTTGTAATGATGGTTTAGCCATTTACACCTCGTCTGGAAAATCATAGATTGGTGCATTGCCAGTAGGCTCTCCATCGCTATCAGTTGGCACAACAAACAATGCTTTAAAAGCATCTAAGTCAGCACTACCATTTATTGCAGTTTCTATTGTGCCACTTGCATTTC